TGGCCTGCGTCGGGTCCACGCCCGCGACAGGATTGCCGTTCTCGTCGGTGCCGTAGGGCTGGTGATGCACCCGGTACAAGCTCTCGCCGGCGTCGTTCTTGTAGGGCTCGACGTGGAACTTGAAATACTTCGTCGCACCCTGGGAGTTGGTGAGCCGGAAGACCTGGGGGATCGTGTAGAACTGGAGCACCCGGGAGACGTACTGCTGGCCAAAGGACTGGAGGTAGTAATCGAGGTTCCGGGACTTCTGGCGGATCCGGGTCTGGGCGGCTTCCTGGAGGTCGGCGATGGCCGAGGCGGCGGTGACGCCCGAGGGTTGGGCGCCGCGGGTGATGTCCTGACTGCCCGAGACCGAGTCGAAGAGCTCGGCCATCTTGTCGATCATCTGCATGACGTAGGGCTGGAGCTGGACGCCCTCGATCCGCTGCGGGTAGCTCTCCGGCCCACCGTCGGGTTCCAGGATGGCGCCCGGGCGGTTGACCATGTTCTCGGTGTCGATCCCTGACGCGGTGGGGACGATCCAGACGGGGTTGCCCATGAGGGTCAGGACGTCGAGGACGAAGCTGACGAGCTTGTTGAAGGTCTTCTGCGGGCCTTCCAGCTGCTCGACCTCCGACATGCCGAAGAACTCGCGGGAGAGCGTGTAGTTCTGGTAGCGGTGGAAGGGGAACTCCTGGTCGTCGTAGCCCTGGTCGGCATCCTCGCAGAGGACACCGTTGCAGGTGACGATCTTCCGGCCGTTCGGGTACTTCGCCTTCTGGATGAACTCGGGAGGGCCTGGGAGGCCGGTCTCGGGGTCGACGGTGTCCTGCTTCGTCTCGTCGAAGTCGTCCTCGCAGTACTCGGGCGAGAGGTAGACGGTGAGGAGCAGGGCCCGCTCCTTGTCGACCAGGTCCATGACCGGCGAGCCTTCGAGGATCACCTTGTTGTCGACCGGCGAGCGGAACTTCATCGGCGCCGAGTTGGTCTTAGAGCCCTGCGTCAGGTCCTGGAGGTCTGGCTTGATGTAGTCCTTAACCTTCGGGTACTTCTTCCGGATCTGGCGGATGTCCATCGGCTCGGCATGGCAGAAGGTCGGCGCCTTGTCGGAGTAGCCCATGGTGACGGCCGACTTGTTGACGTCCTTGGCCTCGGGGTCGGGGAAACAATGGAAGGGGTCGGCGGAGGCATAGACCAGCTTCATCTTGCCGAGATGCTCTTTGGCGAGCAGCGAGCTCAGCCCCGTCCCGTAGATGTTGGAGTCCCAAACCACCTCGAGGAGCGTCTCGCCCCAGTTGTTCTTCGACCAGTCGGCGTCCGAGAGCTGGTTCATCAGCTGGGAGAACTCATAGTCGCCGGGCTCCTGAGGGAGGAACTCGAACTTGGGACGGGTGTCCATCTGCAGCGGGACGGACGACTGCAGGGACCTGAAGATGAGGTTGATGACCTCACTGTGGCGGTAGGACGGGCGCTGGTCCTTCCACTGTTTGCCGCGAAACATGTTGTAGAAGTCGAGCCACTTGTAGTCGTACTGGGCGCGGTGCTTCTTGGCCCGGTCGAAGACCTTCTCGGCGAGCTTGATGGCCCGCTTGTCGGCGTCAGACGGCTCGTAGTTGGCCGAGGAGTCGCCGGAGGTGGCGTTGCCCTTGGCCTGGTGCTCGTCGAGGTTGCCGGTCGGGCCGGCGAAGCCGGTGATGTCAGCCATGGGTCGGCTCCTTCTTAACGAGTTTTAGGGTCCTGACGGGCGTGGTCAGGGCCTCTTGAAAGTGCTTGTCGCAGAGGGCATAGGAGGCCGCTGGGCCGAACTTCATGACGTCGTCTGGATGGCAGGATGGGCAGATGTTCATTCGTAGACCTTCTCCCTATCCGCATCCGCCCACCGCTGCGCCGAGGTCTCGGCCTTGGCCCGCTCCATGGCCGCGTGGATCTTCTCGGGTGGCTCGTTGCCGACCTCCTCGAGCCCGCGGGACTTGGCGATCTTCCGGGCGTGCTGGTCTGAGCGAGTGTAGCACCCAAGCCCGGGATGAAACTGTTGGTTGTTCCAGCCGCCCGCCGCCGTCTTGTCGATGGCGCAGAGGCTCGGGAGCTTCGTCCCGGTCTCGCCGCACTTGGGGCAGGGCTCTGGGGTGTCGGACTCCCGCATGGGTTTCGCGACCTCCCAGCGGAGGCCGCATGACTCGTGGTGGTAGTCGTAGATGGGCATCAGGCGCTCCACTTCTCGAATCGTTCAGCCTTCGGCCCCCGTTTGAGCCGCGCCAGGCGATCATCCCGCGTCTCGGCCTTCGGCTCCCCAGAGACCAGCGGCTTCCGCTTCTCGTGCCGCCTCGTCGCCCGGCTGATGTAGCGGTCGACGTCCATGGCGTGGTCCCCCTGCTTCACCGGCTTCTGCTCCTTCTCGGCGTCATCTGGGCCGAGGTCGTCGGGATCCGGGTAGTGATAGCTCTCGTATTCGTCCATGGAGTAGGGGCAGGTGCCGCGGAACATCTTGTAGCGGCGGCTCTTCACCAGCTCGTAGTGGTCGTCGATGCCGGCGCGGATGTCGTTGTCGGCCTGGACGGCGGTCAGCTTGGCCTCGTTGAAGGCCGCGATGCTGGCCGGGTCCTCAGGGTCACAGTGGAAGACCTTCACGCCGAAGATGGCCTTGGCCTGCCTCGCGACTTCGATCTTCTGAGCCAGCGTTTGGCCCGTCTTATAGAACTCGAAGACGTCGAAGTGGCGGCCGTCAGGGGTAATACCACGCACCTTGAGAACAAATGGAGCCGTATAGCCCCAATCCACACCGCCATGGAACACCGTCCCGGTGGGGAGCGTGAAAGGCTCGCAGACGTTCTCGACGTCGTCAAAACAGTCGTAGACCAGACCCGCCATCTTCTCCCAGCGCCCGCCGTAGATGGCGTTGAAGCGTCTTGGGTCCATCGTCATGCGTTTGCGCTCGTATTCCTTGGCAGGAAAATACGGGTTCTCGGCACTGGTTGCGGACACCAGCTCGCAGTCCGGGCGAGCCGAGGCGTTCTTCATCTTGGGCCGAATGAACTCTTTGAAGATCCAATTGAGCGCATACGGTGACGTGGTCAGTGTGATGGGGCAGCTGCGGAACGAGGCGCGGGCCTGCAAGTTCTCCCAGAAGTAGAGGCTGAATCGACCGGCCTCATCCCCCCAGACGTGACGAACGTTGGTGATACCCACCACGCTGTCGGCGTCCGTGCCCGTCCGCATGTAGCACTTGGTGCCCCACTTGGTGGTGAAGACGGCATCCTGCTTATTGTAATTGCCGCAGTCGCTCATGATTGCGAGGAATGCCGGCAGTGTCGACTGAGTCAGGATCTTGTAGGTGGGAGCCACCACAAGGAACGCATCTTCTGGGGCGACGTAGGTATGCATGGCGATCTTCATTCGCACAGCACCGATGGTCGTCTTGCCGTACTGAATCCCGCACCCAGCTAGCATGATCGGAGCGTCCGAGAGGATCGCCCGTTCTTGCTTGTCTGAATGGGGGTTGAAGACCGTCAAATATGCGCCCACCTCTGGCGGTTGCAGATCCGGCTGACCTGGGCCTGCTTGATCCCGAAGATCTCGGCGAGATCCAGGATCTTCATCCCTGACTCGCGCAGTTGGCGCATGGCGCGAACTTGTGGCTCATTCAGCTTTGCGCCTGGCCCCATCTCGCCACGGAGATGCTTCCCGAGGACGTCGATCTTATGGTGAGCATTCTCCAACTGAGAAGCCCATTCCAAGTTCTCGACCCGGTTGTCGGTCTTGACGCCGTTGATGTGGTTGACCGTGAAGCCGCTTTGAGCAGGACCCCATGTCATCATCACTATGCGGTGGACCATCTTCGATTCGCGGTGGTTCCGGCCACTGACGCGGAAGCCCGCAGTCAGGTAGCCGTTGGTCCCCATGCCAGGCGTCATCTCCCGCAGAGGGAACGGCCCGTAATGGCATGGCTTCCAGCCGCGCCGCTTCGTCGACCAGATGATGCCGCCTCGATCGCAGTAGTAGCCGGGAAAACCCGGTATTTCTTTTACGTCCATGCCTTGTCGTATCATGTTCATGACGGTTTTCTCAGCGAATCCAGCGTTCCCAGATGGTGCCCCCAAAGGAAGCCGCAGATGGCGGAAAATAGCACAATGCTTAGTCCAAAGACTCCGAAGTAGAGGATCATCTCCCCGTCGCCGCTTTCCATCATTTGATCTTCTTCCCCTGCGCATGCAGCTCGGCAAGCATGGCGGTGAGCGTCTCGTGGATGGCCTTCAGCGTCTCCTCCATGGCGGAGAAGTAGATCGTCATGATCTCGCCGATGCTTGGGTCGACGCCCATCAAAAATCCCCCGGGCCAACGCCCTTGCCCTTGGTGATAGCCTTCAGCGCTGCCTTGCCCTCCGGCCCCCACTGCTCATGGTTCCAGAGGAACGGCGTCAGGCCGTGGTCATCGTCTTCCAGAGCCCGGTAGGCCCCGTAGTTCTCGCCGTAGCGGAGGATCTCGCCGATTACAACATCTGTTGTAGCGATGAGCCGGCGGCGGTGCCGGAGCACCATGGCCTTCTCCTCGGAGGTCGGGCCGATGACGGGCTCTCTCGTGCCCCTGATGTGGTCGACCATCAGCTTGAACTCCTCGCCGGTGAGGGAGTGAGGGCGGTCAGGCGTGTCGAGGTCCTCGAAGAAGGTGACGTGCTTCTCGAGCACCACGGCTCCCCAGGCGCAGGCGACGATCGGGGCGCCCAGGATGTCAGTGGTGTGGTCGGAGAAGCCGACCGTGATGTCGAAGCGGGTCTCGAGGAGCTCCATCATGCGGAGGTCGACGGTCCGTGCGGGATATGACGCTACGCAGTAGAGCAGCGTGGTCTCGGCGTCGTGGTCGTCGAGGATGTCCAAGGCGCGGCCGATGTCAGCCTCGGAGGCGGCTCCGGTCGACAGCAGCACCGACTTGCCGCACTTGGCGACGGCCTCCAGCAGCTGCGGGTAGCAGAGGTCCGAGCTCGCCACCTTGTGGACGCTGACGTAGGGGTCGACCGCGGCGACCAGCTCGGGGCTGAAGGCCGTGCACATGAACTCGATGCCGACGAGGTCAGCCTGGGCCTTGAGGGCGGGGAGCCAGTCGAGGGGTAACGCAGGGGGCGCCGTCATGGTCTGTCGGCCGCCGTAGAGGCCTTCCCACGAGAACGCCTGGAACTTGACCGCATCCGCCCCGCACAGCTTGGCCTGCGTGACGCTGTCCAGGCAATGCTGGAGGGTCTGCCAGTTGGAGCCCACCTCGGCTACCACGAAAGGCTTTGCATCGAAGAGACGGGTCACGCAGGCCTCGGCAGTTGGAAGAAGGACATCAGGGTGTGGACATCCGGGGCATACTTGTTGGGCCTACGGTCGAATAGAATGTCGCCGGATACCTCGCAGTCGTTCCAGTGAACCTGACGGCTCACGACACGGCGCAGCAGGTCGGGCTTGATGTAGCACTTGAGGTAAGGCTCGGGGACATCGGCCATCGCTTTCCTGATGCACTGGGACGAACTGAGGTTGAAGCCGAAGTCGTCGTTGATGAAGACAGTGACGTCCGGCCAAAGGTTAAGCCGTTCTTGCGCTCTCAACAGGTTCGCCCTGGCCGCCACCAGCATCTCAGAGAGTTCCAAGGTCGACCTCCTCTCCTTCGTGAAGCACCAGTGCCTCGACGTCAAACGCCTCCAGGTAGGCACCGGCTTCCTCCGCGCTGCACGTCCCGTTGTAGGCGTTCATCGCCTCCTTCTCAGGCGTGCCGCCAAGCCGAAAGGCCCCCGCGAAGGGCTGCACCACCTTGGCACCAAGAGCCCGGCCCACGTCCCGCATGTGCTTCAGGTTCTGCTTGATGAGGCGGCGGCTCTCGCTGTGCTTCTCGGCCAACGTCAGGTTGTTGAAGCAAGCCGGGTACGGACCCGCGCAGTTGTAGTTGAGTTGCGCCAGCGTGGGAGCCCCGTAGGTCTCCCTGAACCACTTGGCCTTCTCGACGGTGAGGCTGTTGTCGTTGGTGTTCAGCACCGACTGGCCGTCAGCCTCGATGAGGAGGGCGCTGTCGACGACGTTGCCGAGCTCGCAGTCGGAGGCGTGGAAGGGATGCGTGACGAAGGGGGCGAACATGGTCAGCTTGACGACGTCGAAGTCGAGCGTCTGGCAGTCGTACATCCCGAGGACGTTGGTAAACCCCATCCTCTCCAGGTGCTTCAGGCAGAAGCTATGCTTGTCCCGGAGCGTGAAGACCGGGATGTCCCGCCTGAAGTGCTTCAGCGTCTCGGGATCGGCGTGGTCCTGGTGCAGGTGGCTGATGTAGATGGCGTCGACGTCCAGGTAGTCCTGCGGCGTGGCCTTGATGGGCGGGTCATGCCACCAGCTGCCGTCGAAGCAGGACTCGCTGAGCCAGGGGTCTGAGAGCAGGCGGAAGCCCTGGGACTCGTAGATGGCGCAGGCGTTGGTGATGAACGTGACCTTCACTTCTCCGGCTCCTTCGTCTCAACGCCCATGACGATCTCCTCGCCGTCGCGCCGCCTGAGTACGAACGGCACCGGCGTCGACACCTCGAGCTGGTCCTTCACCTTGCCGATCATGCGCTGGAGGATGAAGTCGAGCCGCATGTGGTCGCCCTTCACCGCGGCCTGCGCCATGATGGACGCCGCGATCATCTCAATCATGGGCGTCTGCGGGTCCTTGATCTTGGCCTGCAGCGCTTCCTTGGTGAGGTAGAGCAGCGAGTTGATGACGCGCTCGAGGTCGAGCTGGGTAAGCTTGCGAGCTTCCTTGATGTCGTCGGGGACTTTGGCCTTGCCACCAGGATTTCCCGACTGGCCAGGCTTGAATTGACTCGCCTTTGGGGGTTCCCGCTTCTTCATCCCTCAGAGTTCCCTGCACTCAGGGTCGCCACCTTGCCGGTGAATGCCTCCCACCTGGCCAGCACCACATCACAGTACTTGGGGTCGATCTCCATGCCGAAGCAACGGCGCTGCGTTTTGTGGCAGGCAATGAGGGTGGAGCCGGAGCCGAGGAAGAGGTCGACCACACATCCGCCCGGCTTGGAGCTGTTCGCCGTTGCGCGCTCTGCCAATGCAACCGGCTTCTGTGTTGGATGGACATAGTTTTGGCCGGCATCGCGTGAGATCTGCCAGAGGTCGCTTTCCGTTGTGCTGTCGAAAGATCCGCTATAAAGAATAAGCTCATGCTGCCGTCTGTATCCCCTGCCCATGCCGAAGACGTTCTTTGCCCACACTATGCAGCTGCGGGCGTTCCCGATCAGCGGAACGATCTCTGCCATCATCTCCCACCGACAACACACATACTGCTCCGGGGCAGCCAGCAACTTCAGAACTGATACGGCTGCCGTTATAAATCCAGTGAAGTCTCCCGCGGACATGTCGTCGTTGACGATGACGTTATGGCGACCAGAGCGTCCAGAGAAGGCAGCGTTATAGGGCGGATCCGTAAACACCATGTCCGCCTTCTCGCCCCCCATCAGCCTCTCGACGTGCTGGACGTTGGTCGAGTCCCCGCACAGCAGCCGGTGCGTCCCAAGGGCCCACAGGTCCCCCGGCTTGCACCTGGTCTCCACGTTCTCAGGGACGGCGTCAGGATCCGTCAGGCCTTCAGGGGGCTCAGGCGTGGCGATCAGCGCCGCCAGGTCGTCGGCATCGAAGCCGATGCTCCCCAGGTCGAAGTCCATCTCTTGCAGTGACTTCAGCGTCTCCGACAGGATGCCGGCGTCCCACTCGGCGAGCTCGGACGTCCGGTTGTCAGCAATGGCAAACGCCGTGGCGTCGGTGCCGGTGAGGTCGGTGTAGACGACGTCGATCTTCTCCCAGCCAAGGGAGCGGGCCGCTGCGAGCGTGCCGTTGCCGGCGATGATGACGCCCTTCTTGCCAACAACTATAGGCTTTTGCTGGCCAAAGCGGGCCAGAG